AAGCGCAAGGCTACAGAAGATACTATACAGCAAACTACAGCTAAAAGATTTAGAAGCGGATCGCGTGGTCGCCGTTCTTTGCTGCGATCTAAGTCTGGTGGTGGTGCTGGGTTTTATAACAGGTTTCAATTATGATAGATGATCCAATAGCTAAAGGTTACTACGAGCATTACGCTAAGGCAAAAGCCAAGCGTGAAAACTTTATACCTTTGTTTGAAGAGTGCTATGAGTATTCCCTTCCTCAGCGTGAGTCATTTTATTATGAGAGCGTAGGGCAAAGACGCGATGATAAAATCTTTGACGAGACTGCTGTTGTTGGTGTGCAAGAGTTTGCATCCCGATTGCAGTCGGGCATTGTTCCTAACTTTGCGCGGTGGGCTGATCTAACTGCTGGCTCTGAGGTTCCTAAAGAACAACGTGATGCTGTTAATAATGATCTTGATGAAGTCACTGACTATGTATTTGAGGTATTGCAGAACTCTAACTTTAGCCAAGAGGTACATGAGTCCTTTATGGATTTAGCTGTAGGCACTGGCGTTTTGGTTGCAGAAGAAGGCGATGCAATCAATCCAATACGCTTCTCTGCTATTCCTTTGCCTCATGTTGTTCTAGATACTGGCCCCGATGATCGGATAGATCACATCTACCGTGAGCGTAAGGGCATTAGATACAATCAGTTGCAGGTTTTATACCCTGATGCTGAAATGAATGAGCAGATACAAAACCGCATGGGCAATGGCGGTAAAGATACAACGACTGTACTTGAGTTGGTTTGCCGTGATTACTCACAAAAAAACCAAGAAGTGTATATGAGTTACGCTTACTGCATGACTACCGAAAGTGTGATTTACAAACGTGAGCTTAAAGGCAATGGCGCTAATCCGTTTATTTGTTTTCGTTGGTCTAAGTGCGCTGGCGAAGTCTATGGTCGCGGCCCTCTTATCAATGCACTGTCTGCTATTAAGACAACCAACCTAACCATTGAGTTAATCCTAGAAAATGCACAGATGGCTATATCTGGCGTGTATCAAATGGATGATGATGGCGTCATTAATCCTGATACTATATCTTTAGTGCCGGGGTCTATTATACCAAAGGCTATTGGTTCCAATGGGTTACAGCCCGTTGCTGCAGCAGGAGACTTTAGTGTATCTCAGCTTATACTTTCTGATATGCGCTTAAACATCAAACGTGCGTTGTATAATGACATGCTTGGCAATCCAGATAAAACTCCTGCATCTGCTACTGAGGTTGCGGAACGTATGGCTGATTTATCTAGGCGTATGGGTTCTGCGTTTGGCAGACTGCAAGCAGAGTTAGTTCAGCCAGTATTGCAGCGCGTTATCTACATTCTTAAAAAGCAGGGCCGCATTGAGATACCGAATGTTAATGGCCGTGAGATTAAAGTTAAGTCTATATCTCCACTAGCGCAAGCACAGGCTAACGCAGATATATCATCTGTTGGTCGGTTTCTTGAAATGGTTCTTGGCACCTTTGGGCCAGAGATTCTCAACCTACTAATCAATTCAGAAGAAACGGCAGCACATCTTGCTAAGAAGTTTGGTGTGCCTGATGGGTTGATTCGTGATCCAGAAGAACGTAAGCAGATAGTTGCAATGGCGCAGCAAATGCAAATGCAACAACAAATGCAGGAGCAGGTTCCCGAAGGAGCGCCACAGGAACAACTGCAATAGGAGATAAAGTTGCCAAAAACAAACATCGGCATTGATGGAATACAACGCGCAGCTAATCAAGATAAAATCATAAGCACTACGGTTGCCCACTTGTTTGAAACAGAAATGGGTAAGGCTGTCATGGAATACCTTAAATCTATAACGGTAAACCGTGTGCATGGGCCAAACATAACTACAGAAGAATTGCGCCATCACGAAGGGCAGCGATATATAGTTGGTCTACTTGAAGCAAGAATACAGCATGGTCATAAGGTAAAGCAAAATGTCTGAGTCATTATTAAATGAATCGCCTCAACCCGCAGAAGCAACTGCAGAAGTTACGCAAACGCAGACCGATAGACCGGATTGGTTGCCTGAGAAATTTAACTCGCCAGAGGATTTGGGCAAGGCGTACAATGAATTATCTTCTAAGCTGGGCGCAAAGGAAGAAGACCTAAAGGCTTCATGGCAAGAGGAAATGCAGAGAGAGGCTTACGCTGATCGCCCTGCTACTAAGGGTGATTACCTTCTGCCAGAAAGTATTGATCCCGAAACTGCGGTAGATAGTCCGTTGCTTGATTGGTGGTCTGATCATTCTTTTGAAAGTGGGCTTGGTCAAGAAGAGTTTCAAAAGGGCATTGAGTTATTTGCCGAAGCAATGAATGCAGGGCAACCTGACATAGAGGCAGAAACTAAACTGTTAGGTGATTCTGCAACTGATCGCATTGAGGCAGCTAGTTTGTTTGCCAATCAGTTCTTTCCAGAAGAAAGCCTAGATGCAATAGAACGTATGTGTGAAACGGCTGGCGGTATTGTTGCCTTAGAACACATTATGGAAAAGATGAAAGGGCCATCATTTGCAGGTGACTCAGCTATGTCTAGCCAGATTACCGAGGATTCTTTACGCAGTATGCAAAATGACGAGCGCTATTGGAATCCGCAAAAGCGTGACAATGCTTACGTTAGTCAAGTAGATCAGGCGTATCGCAAACTATATGGCTGATCCTATTCTGCAGCGTAGGGGCTTTCAATTAGTCCCTATGCAAAAGTCTCATGTTATGAAGTTCTACCATGACATAGCTCCGTATAGTGCGGCAGAGTATGAGGACGTTGATCTATTCTATGCCTTAGATAAAATGCAAGAAGAACAGGATTGCATGGTGTTAGAAAATAAAGACGGTATATCCGTACAGCTTATTGGTCTGCAAGCTACTGGCAATCAACAAGTCTGCATGTGGTCTTTGTTTACTAAGCAAATGGATACAGATTGGCGCAGCGTTATTAGAGTATCCCCTGACATTCTTAGATACGTTCATCAGACTTACTATGAGATAAATTTAAATATATCAGCAGAAAGTGAAGGCTCTCTTAACTGGGCAGCATGGCTTGGATTTACACCCACTGGGTATATAGATGATGAAGATGGTACAACCTTAGTGCATTTTGTGCGTTGCAATCCTGACAGAAAGAATGTTTACGCTCTAGCGTCACGGCCCGTAATGCACTGAGTAGCCCGTTAGGATACCTACGTTGAGGATGCAGAAGGATACCCAGAGAACAAATGCAACCTTAATAAAGGACTCTTGAAATGGCTAATACAATTGATACAGCCTTCATCAAGCAGTTTGAATCCGATGTGCACCTAGCATATCAACGCATGGGTTCTAAGCTGCGGAACACTGTTCGTACTGCAAACGCTACTGCGTCTGTTGTTCGTTTTCAAAAGATTGGTGCTGGCGTTGCCACTACTAAATCACGCAACGGTAATGTCACTCCTATGGAACTGGCGCACACAACTGTTGAAGCAACCATGAGCGACTTCTACGCTCCTGAGTACATTGACAAGCTGGACGAGTTGAAGACTAACATCAACGAGCGTCAAGCTGTTGCTCAATCTGCTGCTGCGGCTCTTGGTCGTAAGACTGACGAGCTTATCTATACAGCTATGGATGCTGGCGCTAGTGGTACTCAAATCCATGATACAGGTTCAGCTATTGAAATTGCTGACATTCTATCATTGTTTGAAACCATGGGTGTTGCTGATGTGCCAGAAGACGGGCAGCGTTATCTAGCGATGCACCCTAAAGGGTACGCTGATCTCTTTGCAATTAATCAGTTTGCATCATCCGACTTTGTTGGAGAGCAAAATCTGCCGTTTGCTGGTGGTATGACCATGAAGGAATTTATGGGCTTTAAAGTATTCTCTACCTCTGCTGTTACAGCGGGTAAGAATATGGCTTATCATACATCGGCAGTTGGTCTTGGTATTAACGCAGAAGTTGCTACCGAGGTTAATTATGTTGCTGAGAAAGCATCTCACCTTGCAAACTCCATGATGTCTATGGGCGCAGTCGCTATTGACGCCAACGGCATTTATGAAGTTCTTGACAACAACACTTAAGAAAGGACTTCATCATGTCTTATAGTTCATCTGGTTTAACCCGTATGGCAGGGGGTGGAGGTCATAGCCTTTGGTTTTATGACTCAACAGACGCTTTGACTGCTGTTCGTGTGTCAGGTTACTTCAATGATGCCGCAGGAATGTTAAACGTCGGAGATGTAGTTTTTGTCTACGATAGTGACGCTCCAACTTTGGGCATCTCTGTTGTATTGTCAAACACTGGCTCTGTCGTTGACATTGCTGATGGTACAGCAATAACAGTCACCGACTCAGATTAAGGAGAGGGGGCTTCGGCCCCCTAACCACTCAGTATGGCAAGCACAGCATCCGATAGCCCAATTGACATTTGTAGCCGCGCACTAATTCTTATTGGCGCCGAGCCTATTACGTCATTTGATGATGGAAACAATGAAGCACTGGTTGCTTCTAATATGTATGAGGATGTAGCCCAATCAGCTTTAGTTAATACACGGTGGCGATTTGCAACGGATCAACTTGTATTGAACCGACTTAGCGATGCACCTACTGGCAGATATGAAGCAGCATATCAAATGCCAAACAACTCACTTATGATCCATGCTCTGACAGTAAACGGATTTAACATTGAGTTTCAAACCTACAGTGACAATCTATTCTGTGATGCCGATGCTTCTGATGAAGTAGTGGCTGATTATACATACAGAGTTACCGAAGAATATTGGCCTTCTTATTTTACGATGGCTGTTCAGTTTCAGTTGGCTTCTATATTTGCAGTATCACTAGCGCGTGATGGCAGTCTTTCTCAGCTTATGGATCAAAAAGGCGCAATGCTTATGGCTAAAGCCAGAAGTCTTGATTCACAATCGCAAACAACACGTAGGCTAGACACATCAAGATTTATTAGTAATAGGCGTAGCTAATGCAAAAAGTACAGGTTCCGATAACTAACTTTCAATTTGGTGAAGTTAGTCCTTCGTTATCATCCCGAACTGATACTGCTGTTTATACTGCGTCTGCTCAAAAAGTAGAAAATATGTTTCTTCGGGCTGAGGGAGGCGTAATTAAACGTGCTGGTTTAGAGTACATTTATAGAGACGATGACATTACATATAGCAATTCCTACAGGCAAGTATGTAGGTTAATACCCTTTATCTTTTCTGATGATGAACAATACATTATATCTATACAGCATCAGAAGGTTCGGGCTTTTTATATTGACCCAACAACAGGTAATATTTCTTTAGTATCAACTATAACTAATTCATTGTTTGATGCAACTTACTTGGATGAATTTACCTTTGCTCAATCTGGTGATGTGTTATTTGTTTGTCATCCAACATTTATGCCTCAACAGATTGTAAGAACAGGCTTGCAAACTTTTATTACAGAGCCATTTGTGTTTGATGCCCGATCTGATTTAGAACAAATATATCAACCTTATTATAACTTTCATTCAGCTAATTCTCTTTTAAAGCCATCTGGCACAAGTGGATCAATTTCATTGCAAGTGTGTCACTTTGATCCTCCTTCTGATTTTCCTGCTGATCCTGATGGAGTTTGTTTATCGCAAAGTGGAGTTACTGCCAATAATCCTTTAAGTTCCGTAGGCGCAGCTTATCGCAATACTACTCCTGTTCCGTCTATAGTTACGTTTTCTCCCTATCCATACAATACAAATCCTCGCATAATTACTATTACATCAACTTCTAATAATAGTGGTGTTTCGTTTGTAGTTACTGGAAGGGCTTTAAATCCTGATCCAACTTCTAACAGCACTATTACACAATATGAGACTATTACCGGCCCAAACAATGGAACTGTTAAAACTACACGATATTTTACACAAGTAGATTCTATCACCCCTACATCTAATATTGTTGGCAGCGTTTCGGCTGGAATAGATGACAACGTAGGCGTTAATTACTTTCAAGGTAATTTTACTGATTGGTCTTCTAGTTCAGTTGACAATATTGACGGTGAGTTTCCTAATTCAAAGCATCTTAATACTACAATACGTTATCATAATTCTGAAATATTAATTACAAAAGTTCAAACTACCAGTAACGTAATTGGTACTGTTTTAAATTCTTTGTTTGTTCAGCTTAAAGCTAACGCGCTTAAAACTATTGATGGTTCATCTACAGTAGAAGTAACACATGTTAATCATGGTATGAAGGTTGGGGATTCTGTCACACTATCCGAATGTGCTGCTGTGGGTAATATTTCTACTAGCAATCTTAACGGTGCTAGAACAATTTTAAAAATTATAGATGATAATCATTATACATTTACTGCTGGTGGTTCTGCTAATGCTTCTGTAGATGGCGGTGGTTCACCTAAGATAACATCTTCTGCACCTACTACAGATTGGTCTGAGCAATCTTTTAGTGGCGTTAGAGGATTTCCTGCTGCAGTTACATTTCATCAAAACCGTCTTTGTTTTGCTGGAACAATAGCACAACCTGATTCAGTATATATGAGTAAGAGCAATGCGTTTTATAACTTTGATGTTGGTGATGCAAATGATTCTGATTCAATTCAAATAACAGCAAGCGGTGGTGAAGTTCAACAAATTAGACACTTGCTTTCAAATAGAGATTTGCAAATATTTTCTGCATCTTCTGAGCTTTATATACCATCCTTCCAAGACAAACCTCTTACGCCTACAAATGCTCAGATTAGAAGGCAAACACCTTTTGGTAGTGACTTTATTAGACCACAGGCTTTAGATGGAGCAACTGTTTTTGTTCAAGCGGGTGGGTCTATTGTTCGTGAGTATCTGTTTACAGACGCAGAGGCAGCTTATACTGCAATTCCTGTATCAACTTTGTCTTCTCATTTAATAGTAGACCCTGTTGAAATGAATACGTTTTACGGCGCTATAGATCGTTCTGAAAGTTATATATTTTTAATAAACAAATCTGGCAATATGGCTGTATTTAATTCTAACCGAGCAGAGCAACGTGCTGGCTGGGTTGAGTTTACCAGCCAGTGTAAATTTATATCAACAACAACTGTAGATGATAGAGTTTTTGCTTTTGTTAGTTGTCTTGTTAATAACGGAAGTACTACTGCGTATTTTCTGTGTGAGTTTAAATCTTCTGCCAACATGGATTTGTCTAAGTCTTATACTGAAAATGCTAGTAATAGTTCAAAGTTCAATATGGGTGGTTCTACATCTGGTGGCATTTTTTATCAAAACGATGTTGTTAATGTTGTTAGCGGAAATAATTATATTGGTGAATTTACTGTTGGCTCAGGAAATGTTCTTGATATTAGCGGCGTTTCAACTCTTAGTGAGGTAGAGGTAGGTTTAAAGTTTGACGTTAATCTTAAAACTAATCCTATAGATACTAACACGCAAAGTGGACCTGTTAGTGGTAAGATTAGAAGTCTTGCTAGTGTGGTTGTTGATCTTAATAACACTTTATCTGTTAGCGTTAATAATACTAACTTAGTTATTCGTCAGGTTAATGATGATTTATCTCAGGAACAAGTTGCAGTTACAGGACGTAAAGAATTTAGATTAATGGGTTATGGCCGAACACCACAAATAACTATTAGTCAATCAGCGCCGTTACCTTTACAGGTCAATGGCCTAATAGCGGAGTTAGTGTTTTGAAGGACTTTGATACTCTTGAGAAAGAAATGCTTTCTGTAGAGCAAGTGCATTGTCCTGTTACACATCACTTTGCTCCTGATATTTATATTCGTGAGGCTTTTATGCCAGCAGGTACAATGGTGTTAGGTCATTCCCACAAACGAAAACATTTAAACATTATGCTGCAGGGCGAGGCTTTGATTTACACTAACGATGAAGTTAAAAGAATTAAAGCTCCGTGTACTTTTTTATCAGACCTTGGACGGAAAGCATTCTTTATAATTGATGATGTAATTTTGCAGAATGTATTTGCTACAGATGAAACTGATATAGATGTGTTAGAAGACATGCTTGTAGATAAAACAGAGTTTGCCCTTGGATATGAGCAAGAAGTTAAACAGCTTGAAGCTAAATTTGCGGAGGCAGTACTATGAGTTTTGTAACGGCAGCAATCGTAATTGGAACGGGCATATCGGCCTATAGTTCTGTTAGGGCTGGCAAAGCTGCAAAGCAAGAAGCTCAGTTTAATGCAGCGCAGATGGAACGAGACATGGAGCTAGGTCGCATTGAGGCAACTCAGAATGCAACGGCTATGGCTCAAGACTATGC